ACCGCCAACCGTTACCGCGATGCGCTGGACGCCAAGTTCGTCGAGCGCAACGAGCAGCTCAAGAGGGCCGCAGCATGAGTACCGCACCGGTTAAATCACTGATCGACGAGCAGATCGCCGAGATCGAACGCAGCCTGACCATTCTCGGTGCCGGCTTGCCGCGCGACCTACCGGTATCGGCACTGCCGCCCAAGCTTGCTGCTGCAATCAAGGGCGAGCGTATTGCGGTGAGGGTTCGGCCATGACCACCCACCAGCGCACCCGGCGCCTACTCATCTGGCGCGGCTCCTTCTCTGCCCTCTCCGTCTGCACATTCCTGATGCTGCTCAGCGCCCTCGCTGACCGAATCACTCAATAAACAACACCTTCAATCGCTGCGAGCATCGCGGCAAGGATTCCCCATGTCCGAAGAACAGCAACTGGCGATCCTGCCAGCTAAAGAAGTAGCCCTGGCAGTATTCAGCGCCCCCAACGGCCTCGACCCGTACCTACAAAGCGTCCGGGAAGAAATCGACAAGTTCAACGCCTCGGCACCTGACGTTAAAACCAAAAAGGGCCAAGACGCGTATCGCTCGATTGCTTACAGCCTGGCGGGATCAAAAACGAAACTCGACAGCCTGGGCAAAGAGCTTGTTGCAGAGCTGAAGGATGTACCGAAGAAGATCGACGCCGAGCGCAAGCGCGTTCGTGAGCTGCTGAGCGCTTGGCAAGAGGAAGTTCGCAAGCCGCTGACTGAGTGGGAAGCCGCCGAGCAGGCTCGCAAGGATCGGCACGTCGATGCCGTACAGGCAATTGCGGATTTTGCCTTGGATCTGTCGGACGTCACCGCCGCGGTACTGCTTGAGTCTATCGTCTCGGTTGAGGCGATGAAGATGGGCGAGCACTGGGAAGAGTTCGAGGCTGATGCTGCCCGCACCAAGGATCAGGTTCTGGACAAGCTGCGCGCCACCCTCGCCGCCCGCCAGAAATATGAAACCGAACAGGCGGAACTGGTCAGGCTGCGCGCCGAAACAGAAGCGCAGGCCCAGCGCGAGCGTGACGCCAAAATCGCCCGGGAAGCTGAGGAACGCGCCCGCCGCGAAGCCGAGCAGCGTGCACAGGCAGAACGTGATGCCGCAGCCAAGCGTGAAGCCGAAGCAAAAGCCGCCGCTGATCGCCGCGAGCTGGAGTTGAAGCTGGCTGCTGAGCAATCGGAGCGCGCCGCCGCCCAAGCAGCGCGGGACAAGATTGAATCGGAGCAGCGCGCCGCGCAACAGAAGATCGAAGACGAGCAGCGACATAAGCAAGCGATGGCTCAGGCCGAAGCCGATCGAGTCGCTGCTGAGCAGCGTGCAGAACAAGAGCGCATTGACTCGGAGCGCCGCCAAGCTGAAGCCGCCGAGCGAGCGAGACTCGCAGAGATCGCCCGGGCAAATGCCGCTGCCGACGAGATCAACCGCCAAGCTGCCGCGCGGGAAGCGGACAAGGCGCACAAAGCAAAGATCAACCGCGCTGCGCTGGATGCATTTATCGCCGGCGGTATGCCAGTGGAATGCGCGAAACAGGCAGTCACCTTGATTGCTCAGCGCAAGATTCCAGCCATCGCCATCACTTACTGAGGTCGTCATGAACGAGATCATTCAAATGCCGGCACGCGAAAGCGCCGGCCTTACTGCCGCCGAGGTTCACCGCTTCTCGGCCGTAGAGATTCGCCAGCGCGTTAACCTGGTACAGGAAGTGATGCAGGGCATCATGAAGCGGGAAACGCACTACGGCACCATCCCAGGCACCCAGAAACCAACCCTATACAAGCCGGGTGCTGAAGTGCTTTGTGTGACCTTCCGGGTTGCGCAGGAATACCGAATTGAAGATCTGTCCGGCCCAGGTGTAGCGCGCTACCGGGTCACTTGTGTTGGTCGCCATCAGATGACTGGCGTCGCTCTCGGCGAAGGCGTAGGGGAATGCTCGTCCAGCGAAGAGAAGTACAAGTGGCGCGGCGTCATCTGCAAAGCGGAATTGGACGCCACCCCAGAGAACCTGCGCCGGAAGAAGTATTACAAGAACGGCAACACCGCAGATCAGATCCGTACCGAACCGGCAGACCTGGCCAACACCATCCTCAAGATGGCCTGCAAGCGAGCCATGATCGCCATGACGCTCAACGTCACCGCAGCATCGGACATCTTCACGCAGGACATCGAAGATCTACCCGAGGAGCTGCGGCCACAGGAGCAGGCTCAGGCGCAAAGCCAGAAGGCCGCACCAGCCCCCCATGATCCTGCTCTGTCCGCTCACTGGATTACCCAGGCCGAAGCTGCAATCACGCCCGACGCACTGACAGAAGTTTGGAAGGCCGGCGTGGCTGTCATCAATGAGGCCAAGGACACAACAGCTTACGACCTGTTCAAGGCCGCAGTGGTGGCGTGCGGAGTGAAGCTCAAGGCCACCGAAGAAGCCAAGCCGGAAAGCGAGGACGTCGCAGATCAGCAGCTTGAAACACCAGCCGACGAAGAAGTTGAATTTGAGGAGATCCCAGAATGATCATCGTGAATTGCGCGCAAGGCTCCGAAGAGTGGCATCAGGAGCGAGCTGGCGTTATCACCGCCAGCATGTTTGGCGATGCACGAGCCAAGCTAAAGTCTGGCCCAAATAAGGGCGAGCCAACCGCTAAGGCTCAGGATTACGCCTTCCGGCTGGCTGTAGAGCGAATCAGCGGCAAGCCATTGGATGGCGGGTTTGAGACCTGGCAAATGCGCCGTGGGCATGAGCTGGAGCCCCAGGCTCGCATGGAGCATGAAGCTCAAACTGGTTTGATTGTTACCCAGGTCGGACTGGTCAAAACCGACGACGGCGCATTTGGCGCCAGTGCAGATGGCTTCATCGGCGAAGATGGCGGATCGGAGTACAAATGCTTCCTTGCCCCTGAAAAACTTCGTTCGTTCCACATCGACAATGACGCCAGCGAGATCATGGACCAGGTACAGGGGTGCATGTGGATCACCGGTCGAAAGTGGTGGCACATCGGGATGTACTGTCCAGCCCTTGAATCGGTGGGACGCCAGTTGTGGTGGCAGGAATTCAAGCGCGACGACAACTACATCGACAAGCTTGAAGAGGAGCTTTGGGAGTTCAAGCTGCTGGTGGACGGATATGAGGAGAAACTGCGGAGTAAAGCAGCATGATCAGCATCCTCCATAACGAAGTAGAGCGCCTGCGCCCTGCCCAGGAAGAACTTGCCGCCCAGGTCGCTGAGTTTGTGGCGGCCGGCGGTGAGATAGAGGAAATAAAGCCTCCACCACCACCGAAACCGGTCGTCTACGTACCTCAAGAGCCTCCAGCGCCAAAGCCGTTCGTTCGGCGCCGGGTTGAAGCGACCGTCCTTCCCACTGATCCGCTGGACGCCAGGAAGGACAGGCGCGCGGAGAAGGCAGAAATGGTGAAGGCCATGGCACCCACGCACACCCAAACAGAAGTGTCGGCTGTCACCGGCATGACACTGAGAACGCTCAGGGATTTAGCTAAGGACTTCGGCTTTTCGTTCAAGCGAGCCACCCACGGCGGCCACTACGGCGAGCAGTGGAGGCAAGACACCAAAGCCAAGCACGCCGAGTACGCCGAGCGCATCAAGGCATTCAAGGAGCTTGGAATAACCCGCCGCAGGGTTTGCGGGAAGCTTGCGATATCCAACCGAACGCTGGAAAGCATTCTGACGGAATACAGCATCGACTATCCCAAGGCGCGCAAGGGCAGCACCTCATGCGCCGCATAGCCCGCATCCAGCAACGCAAACGACAAACCTGGCTCGCACTGCCGGCCAGCGGAATAGAAGAGGTAGGCCATGGCCATGGATCAGCAAGTTCGATCTGCAAATTGCAGCAAGAGGCGGAAAGAGCGCGGAGAGGAAGAATTGCGACATCGTGTACGTCAGGGCGAAAAGCAGATGCTTGCCGACTTGATGGCCTGGACCGAGGACACTGAGCAAGCATCGGTAATGGCCGGAACCCTGCGCTACGTCCACTCACTAGGCCGCGACGGCGCACGGGAGGCGCTTCGTTCGCGCCACAAAATCGTCGTTAACGAAAACGTGGCGGCAGAACTCTACGCCATAGGCCAGCGCCAAGCATGACGGCTCGACGCCGAAGAAGAATAACCCACCCTACTCGCTGCATCCGGTAACACGGAGGGCGGCGCCTGACTGGAGGTAATCCATGAGCAACTACATGTACAAGACCACCGCACCGGCCGTTGTTGCCGCGGTAATCGCCTGGGAAGCCAAACGCAAAGAGTGGGACGCTCAGCGCGCCAAGCTTGGACAGGTGTTTGGTGGTGCGGCCTCGCCGATGCGGTCAGGTAATCGAAGCTACGTCGGCGGCGTGAAGATCAGTGATAGTCGCGAACTGGACGTGCACTGGTGCCGCCCCGACCAGTACGACTACCGCGCCCTTCGCTCCAGCGCCAAGCCGGCGAAAGGAACACCAAAGGAAGCGCGCGCCGCCCAGGTCGCCGAGCATGAGCGCCTGTGGGCTCTCTGGAAGGAACATTGCCCTGCCAGCATCGATATGGACGAAGCCTGGGAGGCGATTGGACTGAACCCCGGCGCCCTGTGGATGTGCGGCGGCGTTTTCTTCGAGTTGGACGGGGTCGTTTACCTGAACCTCGGCCTACGGCTTGAGGATGGAAACGAGAACATCGAGGGCACCGCCGAAATCCTCGGCAGCGAGTTTGAAGCGGCGCGGCAACTAGTGCTGGGACAGCGCCAGGCCGCTTGAGATTGCGCTTAGCCTATCTCAGGCATTAAGAACGTGAAGCTACCAGTCAGGCCTTTGCGCAAAGCTACAGGCATCTGGTATCCGAAATAGATGAGCCATCGACCGTCAGGCCTCAGATCGGAGTTGACACGATAGGTGCCTACCTCGTTCTCAGTTATGCCGATCAGCTTCGCCACTTCATTGTCTGAAGGCTTCTCGCTCATCTCGCTCTCCTTGATCCGGCTAAATGCCGGTCTCCCGTAATAACCCATACCAACGAATCACGCCAGCCGGCGAGGCAGGCGCACGCCTGGAGATAACCCATGAGCACCTTTGCAGTGTTTGGAATGACCCTCGATGTAGCCAAGACCGAGGCGCGCAAGAAAACTGCCGGTACCCGGAAGAACCCGAAGGCTCCTGGCGGCGTCGAGCCGATCCCAGAAGCTGAATGGCTGGAGCTGGTTGCAAAGCGGACCGAGAAGATTATGGGGGGGGGTACGGTCCGCCAGCTCTCACCGTTGTTCGACGCACCACAGTACGCCGAGCAGTTCATTGAGCTTGCCCGCAAAACTCTGAGATGCCGCGACATGCAGATCAGGGCCAAGGCCGTGCTGGTGGACGCCAAGGGCAAGCCGATCATCAACCCGAAGACGAAGGCGCCACGCGTGGGGTTTTCGGAGTGGCCGCCGAAGCAGCAAGACCAGGCCGCGTAACCCACCCAAACATCGAGATCCGCCATGACCATAACCTACGGCTCAGTCTGCTCTGGAATTGAAGCTGCAACACAAGCGTGGCACCCGCTGGGCATGCGCGCCGCCTGGTTCGCCGAGATTGAGCAGTTTCCGTCGGCGGTCCTGGCCTACCGCTACCCTGACGTGCCGAACCACGGCGACATGACCAAG